AGGTTTTGAATCTCGGACAATCCGCAACCCCAACGGTCCGCAAGCCAGTATTGTGCGAACAACTCCGGACTAGCCTTTATTTTTTTTTAATTCCTCGGTGAAGGTGGTCAGTTCGCCATTGAGTTCAATAGAGACCCTGCCAATTAGTTCCGATGGTTCATTCATCAGAGCCGTTTTGTCTAACAGCGAAAAATATCGGTCACCATTTGAGTCCAGGCATTGCCGAATCATCTGCATGACGTTTTGTTCTGTGTTGGTCGGGTATTGGCCTTCAAGCGCCATAACTTCGCCGGTGGTCAGCGGATAGGCATACAAGCGAAGTGGCTTAGTCTTTGTTCCCCATTCTGCAACCTCGATGCAACGCACTTTTCTTTCCGCTTGACGTTTTATATGGACTTTGCCAAACGGAGTGTCGTCTGGATGGACAATTTTTGTCGTATCGTTCATGTCCCACCTATTTTGGTATCGGACGGTTTAAGTTTATGGCACCAAGTCACGAACAACCGAGCCGCTTGCGATTGCATAGTTGAATGACTGAGGCAAGATTTCATCAATCGCGCCCGACGTGCTTCTGCCTGTGATCTGAACAGTTAAAGTGATTCGCGGCTTGCCACTTGTATTTCCTTTCGGGAATAAAATTAGAACACCATTGGCACCGGCATCCATCGATTCTTGAACCGAATCTGCTTCGTCATAATGCACTTCGATGGTGCCGCTCGAGGCCGGCAGGCCAGACTTGGAGGTCTTGTTTGTGTCGCCCATAGCCGTGTCATCAATTTGCTCTGCTGATTCTTCCAGGGACCAGGACTTTAATTCTGTGATGGTTCCTGCTGCAAAGCTAAGTGATCCAGAGTTGCCAGTTGCTGTGGTCATGTTCGTGCCTCGTTATCGAGCGATGTCTGGTGTGCCTGCTCTTGTGCGGTAAGTGTAAAGAAATTCAAGGTCGATTGCACCATGTGGTTTATCGATGTCCTCACCAGCGAGGTTGGTAACGGTTCCTTGTATGCCGTGATAGATTTTAGCTAATCCGTCAATGTCTGCAAGTGAATCAAGGGCGATTTCCACTTCGAGCGCGATATCGTCGAGTTCGTCTTCTAATTTGTCACTGATAGCGACCAAACCATGAACCATCAAGGTGACGTCGCGCATTGATTCGGTAGGCGAATCCTCCCGGCCCGAGGCTTCCAATGGAGTAAAAACGCAGAGGCCGGGTAATTGCGCACGACCGAGCGGGTAAACGCGAGATTCATAAACCCGGCTCCCGGTGGTAGCAAGTCCCTGTAGAGCGGCAATTGCGGCTTTGCGAATTTGTTTTCTGAGGTGATCAGCCATCGTCTTGTAAGGTGAGCAAAGTCATACCGAAGCCATCTGGTTCTGTAGTGATTACCGTGCCGGAAAATACGCTGCCATCTTGTCGGGTGATAGATATCGGCTCCCCTTCTGTCACGTCCGCAGGAATTTTTATCGATTGGCACATGAATACTGGATCAGTGCCTTGCATCGGTACTGGACCTACACCCTCGACAAATTCGGTGCGCTCATCAAATTGTCCATTGATTTCCACGCCACGAATTTCTCCGACCTCGGCATCGTCAAAAAATGACGCCCGATCGGCCTCTGATTCCAGCGGTGGCATTGCTACTTCTTAGCAGGGGCGGTTTTATCGACCTTCGGCTTGCCAGTCTTTGGGTCCTGACCACGGTTTTTGCAACGCTCTGCCCATGCGGCCTTTTCTTCGTCATCGGCTTGATAGCCTTTTTTTTGCCACTTGCCGCAAACTCGAATCCTATCTTTTAGCCGATATGGCTTTTCCGGTAATTTCTCTTTTGCTTTGTTGGCCATTTCCTCACCTTTGTCAAGATTGGGACGGGCCAATAAGGCCCGCCCCGTTCGAACATTCAGCGCCACGTCCGGTTACGGCGTGTCGTTCTCGAAGCTGAATGATGCCGCATGCCGCACGGCAAAATCAGTCGTCCAGAAACTGATTACACGGGTATTTCCGCGAGCCGATAATGTGTACGGATCGATCAACACATCGAGTCCGCCCCACACCCCTTGTAACAGATCAGACCAATTGCCGAAAAAGACATCGCCATCGGTAATTTGATTCGATACCTCCGCGCGATGGCCATTCAGGGTATTCCCCGGCTCCCAGATTGTCAGGCCGGTGTTGGTGAATTTCTCGGCCGATTTCAGGCTGCCCCGCATGCCGGTATCAACGCCATAAGCCAGAGAAGCGGTCAACGCATTCGCCTGGGCAACCACTGTTTCCAGTGATATCACTTCGGCAAATGTCGGAACCGCAGCGGCGAATGCTCCAGGTGCACCGATTCCTGCGACATTGGCTACGCCGGTTGGTTGACCACCAGCGCCGGTGCCATAAAGGCCAGCAAGGTCAATCGCGATTGCAAGAACTGTCGCGATGTCACTCCGGACCAGGGCTTCAATCGCAACACTCGATTGCAAAAGTAGCTGTCTGGTGAAAACAGACAGAGCGCCGACATTACGCGGAACCAACGTGACCTGATCCAAGGTCTGCGTTGCTTCGGTAATATCGGTTTCATCTGTTGCCAGCCAAAAAGCAGTTCCGCCCCCGGTTAGCCGCGGAATGGCAACATCGCCATCCAGGCCCGCCAGCACGGTAATGCCAAGCGCAGAGAGAATCATCCGATTGCGCAGGAGATCGATAAACGATGAGGCCAGCAGATCCTCGGCGATAACTGATGCACCGGCAACAGCCTGTGTCAGTACGCGTTGTGCCAGAACTGCTCGTAACTCCTGGACAGCACGCCAATTTCCGGCTGCGTCCGGATTTTGATACAGCAGAATATCGTTCGGGATTATCAGGCCGCGTTGTTTTCTGTTTTGTTTTTTGGCCTGTTCGCCAGCGGCTTTGCAAACATCCAATTCAAAAGCCGCTTCCTTTACAAAGTCCGGCTGATCGTGGCCGTAGGTCCGCGCACGAATCAGGCGTAAGAATTGGAAACGTTTTTGATCCTTCGGTGTCAGGCCGAGATTAACATCCTCGTCGGAACGAGTCTCAGGCGTATATTTTCGCGCACCGGGTAAGGCATCGAGCAACATCGCATTGAACTCGGCCAAGCTCTTGTTTTCAGCAATGCATTTCGTCGCCAAGTCTTCCTGTCCGTATTTTTTCCCGACCTCGCTCATTAGTTTGATGCGGAGTTGTTCGGCTTGGCGAATTTCCGATGCATCAACTTCTTGTGTTGCCGCGGCAGCGGCCGGCGTCGGGGTAACAAATAAGCTGCCGTCCTGACGTTTAGCAGTACCCGCAGCAATTGCCGCGCGGTCTTCGTCGGTCTCGGCAATGGGATTTCCGTTGGTGTCAAATTTCATGGTCCTGGTTTCCTGTGCAGGTAAATCAATAATGATTGTGTCATATTCTTCGTCCGATCCGCGCTGATATTCGTGGGCCTCCCGACCCACGCCGACAGACGGATCGGCCGGTATTGACACGAGCGAGATTTCGTATGGTTCCCAATCGGTTGCCCGATAAACATCCGGAGCATCATCGCTGCTTTCTTCGAGTTTCATACGGTGGATGCGGTAGCCCACGCTCACGCATTTGCGTATTCCATCCTCGATGTCTACCAAAATTTCGTCGCGTTGTTTTCCTTTTCCAAAGCGAACGGTCGCGCGTCCAACGCGATCCTTATCTATTTTAGCAGACTCAATCGTTCCAACATGATCGTTGCTGTCGTGCCCCATAAGCAATGGTCCGATGGTCCGCAATCTATCCATGCGGACGGACCCTTTTTTATGGTCCAGAATTTCTTCGCCCCACCATCTTGAAACTGGTTGTTCACTGGAAAATGCAAGCTCTACAGTTCGCGCATCGATATCTAAGGTGGCACGGTCTAAAAATGCCAATCGACGCAAAAGCGACGTTCTAATTTCTTTGGTCTTTTTCTGTTTTGGCTTTTTCACGCTTTAGACTCGGCATTTTCTTGGCCTTCGGCCAACTCACTCACGACAGTTTCCAGCATTGTAAGCCGGTCACCAACTGAATCTGAGCCGAGTGTAGCATCAACTTGCGCAGATTCAATGCCAAGAGTCTCCATAAGTTCTCGTTCGGCAGCAATTTCGGTAAAAACCTCGGTCGGTTGGCGACCTCGTTTCCGGATTCGCTCGGACCTGCTCATGGTCAAGTCTTGTTGTTGCATCCGATCTGCGCTCGTATCCTTTAACGGATCGATCCATTCCCATCGGCGAGGTTGCCACTCATGTTCAAGAAATTTTGTTATTCGCTCGAATGGCAATGGCCTGCCGTTGCGATTGGTAATTGCTTGGGCCTGTAATCCTGATTCAAGCCATGCCGAAAAAATTCTATCGAAGGCTTCGTCGATGAGCCACTTCTGTAGGCCCATCCAAACAGCACGTTCACTCAAAGCACCCTGGCGCAAACTTCCAAAACTCACGCCCTCGAGGTCCTGGGCAAATTGGTTATAAGACTCTCCGAGCGCAGCAGCAATTCCGCGTAAATTTGTTTTAACAAAATCAGGGTAAATCGCGTTCGGATGATCCGGATCAAAACTGGTAAATTCCTGACCTTTTTTCAGTCGGCCAATCATCCCCGGCACAAATTCTTCGATTAGTTCCTCCTCGTCCGCATCGTCCTCATCATCATCGCCGGTATATCCAGTTCCATCATCGGCGTCGGTAATGAATCCCATTTTGCTTGCACCGCCACGAGCCGAAACGAGTTCTGCTTCTTCATATTTTCCAAGCGCATTAAATCGAAGTAGAGCCGGATGTATCCAGGGAACTCCGCGTGTTTGCCAAATGCCATCATGCAAAAACAAATGAATAATTTCGTTGCTCGGCACGCGAATGTATTTTCTCCCGGTTGCCGCGTTGATGAAAAATTCTAAGTCTCGCTCGCTGGCAAGCACATGGTAAGCAACCGGGAACCGATCAGCATCAAATTCGATTCCCATTCGAACAACGTTACCAGGGGCGAGGTTGATGCCGGTCACTCCGAGGGCGCTCCCTTCCGTATTAACATTCACATCTACGCTGCCGGGTTCCATTAAGCGAAGTGAATAACGGTATGGGTTTTTTTTCTCCCCTTTCCGCTCCCAAATAAATACTTCGCCATCAAGTGCAGCGGACCTAATAACAAGTTTGCAAAAATTATTGAACCCCATTCCGGAAAGTTCGGGGCGGCTTTCCTTCCGCATCCAAATTTTCCAATGTCGCTCGATAATATTTTTTGCTTCGACATCGACGAGGGTATCTG